ATTAGAAAATTTGATGACTTTATCATGGATGAAATTATGCGTTGTGAAAATTTGTATAAACAGGGCTTGCGTGCCTATACAATTGCAAAAGCTTGTAAAAAGGATGAAATTTTATCTGGTGAGAAGTGTCGAATTTTCTATGGTAATAGTATTGCTTTAACTTATCTAATTAGAAAATACTATTTACCAATAGTACGTGTTTTACAAATGAATCCTCTCAAGAGTGAATGCGCTGTGGGCATAAATTGTCATGGGCCAGAATGGGATGAATTCTATAAATTTGTTGTTAAATTTGGAGAAAATAGACTTATTGGTGGTGATTATAAAAACTATGATCAGCGTATGCCTTCGCAAACCATTTTAGCCTCATTACGTATACTTATAGATTTCGCTAGATTATGTAATTATAGTGATGAAGATATACGTGTTATGGAAGCTCTATGTGCTGATATAGTTTATGCATATATAGCCTATAATGGTGATCTTATTGGATTAACTGAAGGTGGACATATAAGTGGAAATTCTTTAACAGTAATAATAAATGGTATTGTTGGTGCACTTAATTTACGTATGTGCTTTTTAGACTTATATCCCAATTATGATTTTCGCAGTTATGTGTCTGTTATGACATATGGTGATGATAATATTGGTAGTGTTAGTCCAGAAACTGCAGATTTTAACATTATGTCAATATCTTCATTTTTGGAAAAACATGGACAAATTTATACTATGCCAAATAAGACGAGTGAAATCACTAAATTTCTTCCATTGGAAGAATTTGAGTTTTTAAAAAGATCTAGTGTTTATCACTCTGACTTGGGTGCTTATATTGGTGCTCTTAAAGATAAGTCTATATTTAAATCTTTACATTGTTATTTACGACCAAAAGGTTGTGAACATACAGAAGAATATGCTTGTGCAATAAATATAGATGGAGCTTTAAGAGAATGGTTTAATCATGGTCCCTCTTTGTATGAACATAGGCGGAGGCAAATGAAAGATGTAGCCAGTAAAGCTGGCATAACTCATTTGTGTACCGAACTAGACCTATCTTATATGGATCGTGTAGAGAATTGGAAGAAACAACATATTTCTTAAAATCCTCTGACCTGGGAACGTCTTTAAACTTTTCTATGCTTTTCACCATATTTGTGAATGCCCCGTTTTCTCGATGGGGTTCGTGAGTACAGTTAAATAGAGAGCATCATATATGGATACCAAGCAATATTTAGCAGTTATTGTTTAGGCTTTGTGATGTTGGTGTAATATCTTATTTAAGATATGGTTTTGCCAGCCTTGCTAAACAAAACTTTGTTGGACTGAGTCATCCAGCAATTTTAAAATTGACTTTGCAAATGTTTTTATAAATTACTTAAAAATAAGAATCGGAATAAATTGATCAGTATTCCGGAACTTACAACAACAGATCAGCCCATCCATGGGTGTTCAAACAGTGTGGAGTCATTGTTTGGATATAATGGAGATGGTATGTACCATTACCCTAGTGATGAAATTGTAGATCAAATCATTAAACAGTTAGAAGGTTTACCTCAATATGAATGCCAATCCGGAACTGAAAGTGAAATTAAAGAAGTTTTGACACCTAATGAAGTTGGTGTTGGATTTCAAGAAGGAGAGACTAATTATATGGTAGACCATGGACACTATAGTGATCCTACTAGAAATACTCATGAAGATGATAAAGCTTCTTTTGAAGAATTTTTCAAAAGACCTGTTAAGATTTTCCAAACTGAGTGGGGTACTGGTTCTGCTCTTGCCGCAGAAGTTGCTCCTTTCTTTGCTTATTTCACTAACCCTAGAGTTGCCAATCGTATATCAAATTTTAATTTGTTAAAAGCAACGCTACGGATTAAGGTAATGGTTAATGGTAATGGATTTTTCTTTGGAAGAGCTATGGCTGCTTATCATCCATTGTATGATTATGATCAATTGTCTACTCATGCAGCTTTAGTCCCACAAGACTTGACTCAAACATCTCAGTTGCCTAAGGTGTTTATAGATCCTACAACTTCTACTGGTGGTGAAATGACGTTACCTTTCTTTTGGCATCAAGATTTTGTTGATATTACCAATTCATTGGATAATACTGCTAATCTTGGCACGTTATTTTTCAGAGATTTTAGTAACTTAAAACACGCTCAGAGTGCTAATGATGGTGTTACTATTACAGTATTAGCATGGTGTGAAGATATTACTCTTGCAGTACCTACAACTGTTAATGCATACCAACTTACACCTCAATCTGGTAAAGAGGATGAAGTTGATACTGCAAATAAACAAGGTATTGTTTCTGGTCCTGCCACAAATTTGGCTAAGATGGGTAAAGCATTATCAAATGTACCTGTCATTGGTCCATATGCTATGGCTGCATCAAAAGTTGCTTCTGGAGTAGCTGCTGGCGCTAAGTTATTGGGTTATTCCCGTCCAGCTATGAGTTCCGTGGATAAATTTAGACCTACTCCAACAGGATCATTAGCTCTCGGTAATGTTCCTGACACAGTACCTAAATTATCCTTAGATGAAAAACAAGAGTTGTCAATAGATCCTAGGATCGCAGGTTTATCACCTAATGACCCTTTATTATTACGTAATATTGCACAGAGAGAATCTTATTATACCAAATTTAATTGGCAG